GGGACAAAGGATTTGGTAAAGCTCAAACTTATGCAGATAAATACGCAATAATGAAAGCATATAAAATACCAACAGGAAATGACCCTGACTCTAAACCAAGTCCAAACGAAGAAGATGTAGAAGCTCAAGGATTAACATTAGAGAAAGCAAAGTCATATATAGTAAATTATAAAAAGCATATGGGTAAAACATTTGAGCAAGTGTATAAAGAAGACAAGCAATACATAGAATGGTTAATTAATTCTAATAAAGCAAGTTCAATTATAGTAAAGTGTTATGAACTATTAAATGAAGAAAATAATACACCATTAAACACATTAAAAAAGCTTATATTAGAAACAAAAACACCTGAAAGTAGTATTTATACCCACTTTGGTAGAAAGTCTTTAGATGAGCTTAAAAATAATGAAATTGAGCAATCTATAAAAACACTTGAGAATAAAAAAGAAAGTTTAAGTAAACCTAATATGTTAGAAGAAGCAGAAAAAGAACTTATAAAGGAGGGAAAGATAAATGAACGTACAAACTGATAAACCTTGTATGATATTCGTAAAAGAATATAATGGCAAGAAATACTATAAAGTTGGATTATCTAGGAAGAAACAAGACGGAACTTATGAGAATGGATATGTAGATATCCAATTCAAACAAGGAATAGAATTTGAAAACAAAGACCAAATATATATCAAAAACGCTTTTCTAACTTTTTATAAGAGCAAAGATAAAGCTACAATACCTTATATATTTGTAATGGAGTTTGAAAGATTAGAAGATACTATTAAGCATAGCAAAGAAACTGATATTGTAAAACAAGATACTAAAGATGATTTTGAGGAGTTTGGAAGAGAAGTCAAGCTAAACGATATTGAAATACTCGACTCTGATTTACCTTTCTAAAATGGTATTTACATTATCATTTTTTAATATTATAATTTAATAGGTGATTAAATTATGGAAGAAATATGGAAAGATATTAAAGGTTTTAAAGGCTATCAAGTTAGTAATAAAGGTAGAGTGAGAACTTTTAACAAAGTTACTTATACTAATAAACACGGAGAAAGGCATTGGAAAGATAGAATATTGCATTATAAAGGAAAAGCTTATAAAACAGGATATAGAGTTTCTTTATGGAAAGAAGGCAAACCATATACTTTGCTTGTAGCTAGATTAGTTGCATTTACTTTTTATAATGAAGATATAAACAATCATAAATTAACTGTTGACCATATAGACGGAGATAGACTGAATAATAATTTAGAAAATTTAGAACTAGTTTCACTAAAAGAAAATATACAAAGAGGATTTGAAAACGGATTATATAAAAACCAAAAGAAAATCAAATTAATAAACAAAAAAAATAATAAAAGTGAAATATATAGAAGTATGGCTCAAGCTAGTAAATCAATAAAAAGGAACCACGGATATATACAAGGAAAAATCAAGAAAAATATTTATGAAAATAAAGATTATAAATGGGAAGAAATTATATAAGGGGTGATTATTATAGACCTTTTAAATGAGCTAAACGAAAAAACCCAAGAATTACAAGTTTCTTTAAAACAATTAAGAAAGACTGGTACTAAATATGCTGAAGCTGAAAGAGATTATAAAATTCTATTACGAAAAGAAGTTTTGAAATTACGTGATGAAGGACAAGCTATAGGAGTTATTACTCTTATATGCTATGGAATACCTGCTGTAGCAGAAGCTAGATTTAAAAGAGATGTAGCTCGTACAATATATGAAGCAAATAAAGAAGCAATACAAACGATTAAATTGCAAATAAAAATTATTCAAAATCAATTAGATAAGGAGTGGAGTTTTAGTGCAAAAGAATGAAGAAAAGTGGGTGGAAGTTAAAGAAAACAAAAACTATTTGGTTAGTAATACAGGAAAAGTAAAAACTATTAACTATAACCATACAGGAAAAGAAAGAGAACTAAAGTTAGTTAAACAAAAAAATAATTATTTGTATGTGTGTATAAATGGAAAAATAAAAGGGGTACATAGATTAGTAGCTGAAGCTTTTATACCTAACCCAGCAAACAAACCTCAAGTAAATCATATCGACTGCAATAAGGAGAATAATAGTGTGAATAATTTAGAGTGGTGTACTGCAAAAGAGAATACAATACACGCATTTAAAAACAAATTAATAAATACTAAAACGGAAAAATGTATTAAAGCTAAAAGAATACAAGCAAAAAAATTAAAAGAAAAGAATAAAAAGAAAATAAGTCAATATGATAAAAATGGCAATTTTATAAATCAATACAACTCTATTATAGAAGCAAGTAAAATAACGGGAGCTAACGCAACACACATTAGTTTATGTGCTAAAGGTAAAAACAAAACGTGTGGTGGCTATATATGGAAATATTCAATACGTTAAAACTAGAAATAAGATTGATAGAAAACCAATTACAACGTGAATATACAAATATACCAAGCAATTAAAAAAACAGCTGTAAGAGGCTAAAAATTATTAAAAAGGAGAGGATTAAATATGAATTATGAATTGTTAAGTTTAGAAACTGCTGAAAAATTAGCTAAGAAATCTAGAAGAAAAAGAAACAAAAGCTTAATTAAGATAAATAAAGCTATTAAAATGCTTGAATATTACACGAAGTATGGAGAAAACATAACATTAAATGGTAATGCTTTAAAACCTATATTAGCAGTTCTTAGAGGTGAAGAAAAAGAATAGGATATCTTACGAAGTCAACGGGAAAAGAAAAACAGCAGGGGGATATATATGGAAATATGAGAGGAGTTAATTTAAATGACAAAGACTGAAGCTGTATTAAAACATTTAGAGATTTTCGGTAGTATTACCAGTTGGGAAGCTATCAAAGAATATGGTGCTACTAGATTAAGTGCTATTATATTTAATTTAAGACATAAATACGATATGAACATAGAAAACGAGTGGATAGAGTTTACTGATAGATATGGTAATAAATCAAGATATGCAAAATATATATATAAAAGGGGAGATAATTAATGGAATTCTTTAGTGGAATATTAGTAGGATTGATAATAGGAGTGGTAATTATGTGTGTATTGGCTGTTATTCCTGATGATGAAGACGATTTAGAATTAGATATAAAAGAGGAGGATAAAGAATAATGAAAGTAATAGATTTATTAAATAAGATAGCAAATGGTGAAGAAGTGCCAAAGAAAATAAAATATAAAGATGATATTTATATACACGTTGATAATCATTGCTATGTATGTGAAGAAACTTACGAGATACTATCAAACAATATATATGCAGAACATAACAGCTTAAATGATGAAGTAGAAATAATAGAAGAAGATAAGAAGATAAAAAAGTTAGTATTCAACAAAGACCAAGACGGAGATATTTTAGTAAACGGAGTATCTTTAATAGAAAAAGTTAATGAAATAATAGATAAAGTAAATAAGGAGAAATAAAATGAATATAGCAATAATACTTTCAGGGGTGTTATTGGTAAATAAAGAACCTAATAAAACATATTTAGAAAACATTACAGGAATAAAAGCAGTAGAGCAATATAAAATTATACCAAACGAATTAATTAGTCTTAAACGAATTGAAAATATGCAAAAACAAGTTGTCGCAAAAAAGAAGAAAACTAAAAATGCACAAAAAAAGAAAAAAATAGTGCAAAAGAAGAAAAAAGTTCTTTCAAAAAGCAAGAAAAAGGTAGTTACAAAGAAAAAAATACAAAAAAAACGTAAAAAAGTCGTTCGTACTAGAGTTAGATACAACGTAGGCGAAATTCAATCTTATGCTCATCAATTAGTATTAAGCTATGGTTGGAGTGAAGAAGATTATAATAAACTTGTACTATTATGGTATAGAGAGTCAAGTTGGAACCCAAACGCTGTAAACAAAAGGTCAGGAGCATGTGGTATACCACAGGCTAACCCTTGTAGTAAAGCTAGTAAAGGTACTGATTATAGGACTAATTGGAGAACACAAGTACGTTGGGGATTGAATTATATAAAAAAAAGATATAGTTCACCAAGTGGAGCTTGGAGTCATAGCCAATGGAGAGGTTGGTATTAATGTTTAACAAAAAGAAAATTAAAGAGTTAGAAGAAAAATTAGAATTTTCTAACTTCTTAATTGAAGATTGGAAGAAAAATTATAAAGAATTAGAGAAAGAATTTGATTTACAAGAAAAAGATGTTTGTAATTGGATGGCAACAAAACAAATATTATTTAGATGTATTTTTCGTAATATGAGCGAACATGAAGCTATAGAAAGAATTAAGTGTCTTATATTTGGAGTAGATTATGATGAAGGTAATGAAGAAAGAAGTGATAAAGAGTGAAAGAAATATATGAAGAAGCAATTAATCAATCGAAAATGATGCATGAAGCTCAAAAAGAAGAGATATTTAATAATACGTTAAAAGAAAATAAAAAATTAAAACAAGAAATAGAAAGATTAACATTTGAAAGTACAAAATGGGAAAGTAAATTCTATGACGAAGCTAAAAAAGTAGATAAAGCAATAGAATATATAAATTGGGTATGGAATAACACAAATAAACCAACAAATACAATAGTAGCTTTAAGAACACTTGAGAATATATTACAAGGAAGTGATAAAGAGTGAATATAGACAAATGGAAAAAGAAACCTACAAAAAAAGAATTGATTGATATAATTAAAAATCAAGAGGAAGTAATAAGTGAATTACACGAAGTGCATAAACATTTTCTAAAATTACTAGATAGTAAAGATAATATCATAAAAGAAGTAAGAAACCAATTAAGTTATTTAGAAACATATTCTAGTAAAGAAGATGTTTTTGAAGATATGAAAAGAAGATTAGATAGAATAGATAAAATCATAGGAAGTGAAAAAGAGTGAGCGAAAAAGATATAAATAATTTAAAAGAAATGTTAGTAGATTTTAATGAATATTCTACTGATTATACAAAAACAAGATGTAGAGAATTAGAAGAAACAATAAATAACACTTTACAAGAAATAGAAAGATTAAATAATATCATAAATGAATTAGAAAAATGGTTAGATAAAAAAGAAAAATTAACATTTAATTCGTGGAATAAAGGAATACACGAAGTTCAAAGAAAATTACAAGAACTAAAAGGAAGTGATAAAGAGTGAATGTATTAAGTTTATTTGATGGAATAAGTTGTGGGCAAATTGCTTTAGAAAGAGCAGGTATTAAAATTGATAATTACTATTCTAGTGAAATAGATAATAATGCTATTAAAGTTACACAACATAATTATCCTGATACTATTCAAATTGGAGATATTACTAAAATTAAATACAAAGGCGATAAATTATATACTGAAAAAGGAATATATGAAGACAAAATAGATTTATTAATTGGTGGTAGTCCTTGTCAAGGTTTTAGTAATGCTGGTAAGATGTTAAATTTTAAAGATGAAAGAAGTATGCTTTTTTTTGAATATGTAAGATTATTAAATGAAGTAAAACCAAAATATTTCTTATTAGAAAATGTTAAAATGAAAAAAGAGTGGCAAGATATAATAACTAGATATTTAGGAGTAGAACCTATTGAGATAAATTCTAGTCTAGTAAGTGGTCAAAACAGAGTTAGGTTATATTGGACAAATATACCAAATGTAAAGCAACCACAAGATAAAAAGATACTGTTTAAAGATATAATATCAAAAGATAGAAAATGGTTTCCTTTATTACCTTGGTGTTTTAAAAAATGGGGCAATAAAATTAAAGTTGATACTTTAAGAACATTAGAAGATGAAAAAAGTTTTTGCGTAACAACAGGTAAGACACATTCTAAAAATTATTATCTTAATAAAGAACGAAATATGATGACAAAGTTAAATGCTGATGAAGTTGAATTGTTACAAACTATTCCAATAGGTTATACAAATGTTTTAGTAGAAACACAAAGATTTAAGTGCATAGGTAATGCTTGGACAGTAGAAGTTATTGCACATATATTTAGTTTTTTAAGGAGCGGTAAAGAGTGAACGAAGAACAAAAAGAAAAATGGTATAACTCTTTTACTAGAGAGCAATTAATAGAAAGATGTGAATACTTACAAAGAAGTTGTGAAAGAAAAGAAAATAGTATTATGGAATTAGAAATAGAAAATGCTGATTTAGAAAGTATCATAAAAGAAGTAAGAGAATATATTGAATATCAATTAGAAAATTTAGATTTTGAAGAAGATACAAAAGCAAAAATGCTAGGTGCTATGGTTTTAGTTTTATTAGATAAGGAGAATAAAAATGAAATTAAGAACTGAGGGAGGACATTTTTGGATAACATTTGATAATGGATATACATTGAGTTGTTTTAATGGTTTTGGAAGTCATACTGAAAATAATTTTGCAATAGATAAATGGGAAAAAATAAGTATGAAAAATGCGCCTTATTATGAAAACTATTGGGAAAGTGAATTAGTAGAAATAGCAATTTTATACAATGGCGATTTGGTTACTCAAAATGTTATTGAAAGTGATGATAGTGTTAAAACAGTTAATATCAATGAATTAGTAGAAATTATGAATATAGTTAAAAATAAGGAGAATAACAATGAAGATAATTGATTTATTAAATAAGATAGCAAATAGTGGAGCCTACGAGAAAGAAACGCATTTTAAATATTATGATAGAAATGCTGAAGAATACGATATTAGTTTATTATTATACGAAGTTATAATTGATAGATTAGAAAAAGGACAAATCGACTTAAATGATGAAGTAGAAATAATAGAAGAAGATAAGAAGATAGAAAGAATTAAATGGGAAAGTGATGTGGAAAATTTAAAGCAAGTAAATACCAACATAAATGAAATAATAAGTAAAATCAATGAAATAATAGACTATATTAATAAAAAGAAAATGATATAGATAATCAAGAAAGGGAGAGATAAATATGGGATTTATAATTTTTACAATAGCTATGGTAATTGCTAGTATAGTATTTTTTGTGATATGGGCAGAAAGTTGGGAAAGTGCAGGAGCTTGGTTAGCAGGTGGGTGTATTTTCGGATTATTAGGATTAGGATTATTTATCTATGGTTGTTTTCACGGATTTATAAATTATCCACCTACTAAAGGTTCTCATCAAGGAGTTATTACAGCAGTAGATTTAGAAGGAATATATTTTAGACGTTATAAGGTTTATTTAAAATCTAGTGCTTATACGGAACAAGGAGATGAAACTGAATACTGCGTATATATTGATGAAAGTAAATTGATTGAAGATTTGCAAAAAAATATAGGTAAAAAAGTTAAATTAAATTATTCTCATAAAGGTGGATATATAGGTTGGAAAAGTTGTGGAACTTATCATATAGATAATGTAGAACAAATAGAGGACAATGATGATAGACCTAACAAGTAAAGAAGAAGCTATAAAACACTTACAACATATAAAAAATACTTTTGTTGATATAGAAGAACCATTGAAAGGTTATAAAGATGATTATACTTTTCAATTAACATATTTAGGAAATGTTATTTATATGATAAATACAAGGCCTTTAGATATAAAAATAGATGAAATAATTAAGGAAAAAGAATAATGTATATAACAACTAATTTAAAAGAAGCATTAATAATAACACTTGTAATAGTGTTTTGGATATGTGTAGGTTTAATAGTTAATGATATAAGATTTAAGGTTAAACGTAAGAAGAAAGGTAGAAAAAATAAATGATAATGCTCATAATAATATTGTTAGTATCTACAATGTGTTTAATATTACATTACATAGAAAAATATCAAAAATCTAAACAACATGAAAAAAATAATTGCAAACATGATTTTGTCTATATACCTAAAAAATTAGGAGAAAACCAATTATATAGCTTCGTATCTCGTACATATTATAGAACTTGTCAAAAATGTGGCTATAGTGAAAGCATAGAAATATTCAATTAGGGAGGAGAAAGAATAATGTATCAGTTATTTATCAAGATAATGTATGAACAAGATTTTAGAAAGTATACCATACAAGAATTAAATGAAATGAAAGCTATTTTAGAGGAGTTTAAAGGTAGAACGCTAGAAGTAAAACTAAAGAGAATAAAAGAAGATAATGGTATAAGCTATAAAAAGGAGAATAAAAGATGAAGGAAGAATTGTTGAAAATAATTAATCATTATGGAATTAATAATCAACAAAGAAAATTAGAAGAAGAAGTATTTGAATTACAAGAAGCCATAATTAAATATGAAAATAATTGTAATCTAACTAGAGAAAGTATAAAAGAAGAAATTGCTGATGTAAGCGTATTATTACAACAAATATCAGAATATTATGATATATCTTTTGAAGATATATACCCAATAATGAAAAATAAAATAAATAGAACTATGGGGCGTATGAAAAAATGAAATATATATTTGATTGGTTAAAAAAATATCAAGCAGAATATAACATTCATACTCAAGTGTTACATATATATAAGGCAATGCCAGTAAGAGAATTTGTATATTTAAAAAAGATACTTACGCCATATATGTATAAAGTAAAAGATATAATAATAGAAGGAAGGAATTAAAATTATGGATAATGAATATAAAACAACTTTAACTTTGTCAGGAGTGCAACTTGACTCTGACGCTTTAGCAAAAGCTTTTACCATTAAACCAATTAATTATCCAAGCATACGTATAGGATATGACTTTGGTTTTAACAATAAAAAGCAATTACCTAAAAAATATATAATAAACAAAGGAGCTACTATATTATTTTGGGACGAAGATGAACAAGAAAAAACAATAGTTAAAAGGTCTAAAGATGATAAATTCAACAAAAGATTAGGCTTTTTAACAGCTTACTTCCAATATCATAGTGGATTAAGTAAGACTCAAGCAAATAAGTATTTAGATAGTTTAGAAGTAGAAAAATAAAAGTAAAATTATATTGAATAAATCTTTTAAATATAGTATAATGATATTAACGGAAAGAGAGGATTAGTATGAAAGAATTAATAAAATTAATGAATGAAAAATATACCGAAAATGGGGATAAAGCATATAAAACAACTGGAGATAATTTAACTGATTTATTCTTTATGACTCCATACTTTGAAAAACATTTAGAAGAAGCAACCATAGGAGATAGTGAAAAAGAAAAATTATTTGCTATGTATATAAGAGACCCTAGATTTGGTCTTGGTAGACGTGATTTAGGTAGAAGACTAATGTATCAAGCTAAAGTATCTGCTCCAAATATTGCTACAGCAGGTAGATTAGATGATTTATGGCATATACCAACAAAAGAAAATTTGGAATATTTATATTATGATATTAGACTACATAATAATGATTTAGCAAAGAAATGGTGCCCTAGATTAACAGGTAAAGATAAAAGAGTAGCTAAAGCACTATGTAAAATGTGGAATATGACTGAAAAAGAATATAGAGCATTTATTAAAACCGATAGTACTACTGAATACAAACTATCTTATGCAGAACTACAAGAAGGAACTCCTTTAAATGATTTATTTAAAGAAGGTAATTATAAACACCCTCTAGTAGATAAAATAGACTTTGAAAAAGTACCAAGTTTAGCAATGACTAAATATTTACATACTTTTAGTACTAGAGAAGACTTAAAAGATAGATATTTAGAATATATTAAAGCAGTTAAAGAAAACAAAGCTAAAATAAACGTAAATACAGCTAATGTATATGATAGTTATAAGACAGCTACTAAAAACACTTTTAATAGTGAGGAAGATGAAGCTAGAGAAGTAGTAGCTAAAAAGATAGAAGATAATGAAACATTAGGCGTAGAAATGAATGCTATCGTTATATTAGATACAAGTGGTTCAATGGGTTGGTTTGGTTCAGGAGATTTAATTGACAAAGCCAATTCAATAGCTCACGCTTTATCAATGCACTCAACTTATGCTAAAGGACAATTAATATCATTTAGTTCAAGACCTCAACTACTAACAATCAAAGGAGATACATTAAAAGAACAATATAAGTCAATGTATACAGGAGATTGTTCAAATACCGATTTTGGTAAAGTAATGGAATTATTAAAAGGACTTAAGAAGTATCCTGAATATTTAATAGTTTTAAGTGATATGGAATTTGATTGTGGTTCTATGCAATCTAAAGAAAAAACAATGAAAATATTTAAAGAATATGGAGCAGAAACTAAAATAATTTGGTGGAACTTAAACGATAGAAATAAGACTGTACCTGAATTTGATGAATATGGAAATATCTATTTAAGTGGCTACAATATTCAAATGCTAAAATTATTAGAAAATAAATTCGATATGACAACTTATATTGATAAAATATTAGAAAAGTACAAAAAAGATATTGATTATAGAGGATAATTGTATTATAATTATTAGTAGTTAAAGAGCCGAACAGCATTAAGGTTTAGTACATTTACCTATAAAAACGTACTGCAAGGATTAAATTTAATAGGCTCTTGTATAATTAGATTACTATTAAAGACCATTACTGCAATAAATTATAGGTTTGATAAACCCGAAAATGTTGGTTCAAATCCAACCTCCCCCACCATTTTAATTATGGGGGAGTAGCCAAATTGGTATAGGCACGAGAAATAAATGGTCTTGTTAAATAAAAAAATACTTAAAAGGTCTTACAGCAAATAATAGCCGAGCCTATGGCACTTGTTTTTGGTACAAGCAATAATGACCTTTGTTTAAATAGAAATTAATAAAGCCTATTACTGCATATTAAACCGATAAACTGTAACTTTATTTTGGTAAAATAATATAGGCTTGTTATAATATAAACAACCTAAAGACACTTACAGCAAACAAAAAAAGCACTGGTAATGCCGAGATTGTTGGTTCGAGTCCAACTAAACCTGCTATTAGGTTTATAGCTCAACTGGAAAGAGCACGTATATAAAGTGTCTTGTATTAGATAATTAGAGAGTAATATTGTTTTATTCTCTTTTTTTGTTATAATAAAATCAAAGGAGTAAAATCCAAAGAGGTGATACTATTGGCTAAAATAGACGAATGGTTAAAAGAAGACAAGCTTATACTCCTTGAGGGTTGGGCAAGAGACGGACTGACGGAAGAACAAATAGCGAAAAATATGGGTGTAAGTGTAAAAACATTATTTAATTGGAAGCATAAAGAGTTGCCGATTTTACAAGCCTTAAAAAAAGGTAAGGAAGTAGTGGACTTTGAAGTAGAAAATGCTCTATTAAAAAAAGCTTTAGGATATACTATAACTTTACATAAACAAAAAGTAACAAAAGACGGAGATGTTGTGGATACCGAAGAAGAAATGCACGTTCCACCTGATACTACAGCTCAAATATTTTGGCTTAAGAATAGAAAAGCTAATAAATGGAGAGATAAAGTAGTAGATGATGAAATTAAAGTAGCTAGTAATGGTATATTAAATGAAATAAAGGAAGCTTTAGCTAATGACAAGAAAGATTAATGAATTATTAAATCCAAAACAACTTGAATTTCTAAAGTATGAAGATAAACGTATAAATCTATTAACTGGAAGTGTAAGAAGTGGTAAGACTTATATATCATTATTACAATGGGCTATATTTGTAGGGACTATGCCTGAAAACGTAGAATTTTTAATGACTGGTAAGACTCTAACAGCATTAAAAAGAAATTGTTTGGGTTTATTACAAGATTTAGTAGGAGAAAACAATTTTAAATTCTCATTATCTCAAAAGACAGGAAAACTATTCGGTAGGACAATTTGGTTAGAAGGTGCTAATGATGATAGAGCAGAAGCAAAGATAAGAGGTATGACTCTAGGTGGTGCTTATGTAGACGAATTAACACAAATACCTGAAGACTTTTATAAAATGTTGCTATCTCGTTTATCAGTTAAAGACGCTAAATTATATGCGACAACTAACCCTGATACTCCAACACATTGGGTTAAACAACAAATAATAGACAACGATAAAATAAATAAAAAGGTATGGACTTTTACATTAGACGATAATGTAATATTAAAACAACAAAACGAAGAATACTTTGATGAATTAAAAAAAGAATATCAAAGTATGGGTGGAGTATTTTACGAAAGGTTCATCTTGGGTCTTTGGGTTGTGGCCGAAGGATTAATCTATAAGCAACTAGTAAATAATAGTGAAATGTTTATGAGAGAAAAAGCTGTTGATGAACACGGAAATAAAATAAATTTCTTAATAGTATCAATAGGAATAGACTACGGAGCTACTGAAGGTGAAACTGAATTTAAAGCAACAGGAATAACTCCATATTTCAAACAAGCGTGGTCTATAGATGAAATGAAGCTAAAAGGTTTATATGCACCCGAGCAGATGTATGAAAAGTTTATAGAGTTTTATAAAAGAGTTGTAGAAGAATATGGTAAAGTAACTCATTGCTTTGCTGATTATGGAGCATTAGGACAAGTATTAACATATGGCTTAAATAGATATTTACAAGAACACGCAATACCTTTAAGAGTCGAAGATTGTATAAAGGGTAAAATAATTGATAGAATATATATGGACCAAATACTATTTGCACAAGGTAGAAGATTTATATTAAATAAATGTAAATATTTAAAGGAAGCTTATGAAATGGCTGTATGGGACGATAAAAAACCTGATACTAGATTAGATGACGGGACTACTCCTATAGATGATTTAGACGCTAGTGAATATAGTATGTTTCCGTTCTATGATAAATTAGTAATGAATATAAGGGAGGTGTGATATAAAATAAGACGATTAACACCTACAAATTGTAAAGATAATGATAAAAAGGAAGTGATTATATGCAATTAGAAGATTTTTTGCAAAAAGAATATGGTTATAATATACAAGTAAGAAAGGATATACAAACATATTTAGAACAATGGAAGAGTTGGTATAAAGGCAATGTAAAGTCTTTCCATAATTACTTTATATATAACGGACAAAGAAAAGTAAAACAACAAAGATATACTATGAATATGGCTAAAGAGATAAGTGAAGACTGGAGTGATATTTTATGGAGTGAAAAATGTAAAATATCATTAAAAGATGAAAAAGACCAAGACCAATTTGATATATTAGTTAATGAATTAGACTTATATGTATTGATTAATAGTGCATTAGAAAAGAGTGGAGCATTAGGTACAAGTGCAATAGTAACAAGTGTATATGACATTATAGAAAATGAAGACGCTATGACTTTAGATGTAACAAATGCTAAAACTAGAGTTGATTTAGTAAGTGTAGATAATATATTCCCATTAACTTGGAATAATAATGAGATTACCGAATGTGCTTTTGCTAGTACTCAATACATAAAAGGCAATAAATACATAGTATTGTCTATCCATAAAAAAGATGATAATGGCAATTATGTTATTATCAATCATTTATTCCAAGAAACAAATGGAACACTAACTGAAATAGAACAAGAAGATACTATCAAAGAATTTCCTACGCAATCTAATATTAAATGGTTTACTATATTTAAACCTTTATTAACAAACAATTTATTTGATAATAACCCATTTGGTATACCTCATTATGCTAATGCTATAGATAACTTAAAAGCAGTAGATTTAGCATTTGATGAAGTAAGAAATGAATTACAATTAGGTAGAAAAAGAATATTTGCTAGAGCTGATATGTTTAACTACGAAAACGGAACTCAAAAGGCTGTATTTGATGATAACGATATATCTATTTATCAATTACCTAAAGGAGTTAGTAAAGACGATTTAATACAAAGTGAAAGTGATGATTTAAGAACTGATAAACAAGTAGCTTCTTTAAATACTGAATTAAATATACTAGGTAATAAAGTAGGATTTGGGGAAAATCATTATCACTTTGACGGAACTAATTTATCTACTGCTACTGCTGTAGTAAGTAGTAACTCTAAATTATTTAGACGTAAAAAGAAATTAGAAGTAGGATATGAAAGTGCTATATATGATTTAGTAAAAGCTGTAGCCTATGCTTCTAGTAAATTTGGAACTTATAATATCAATACTGATGAAATGGTAATACAATTTGATGACTCTATTATAGAAGATAAAGAAGCAGAAAGTAATAGAGCTATGAGAGAAGAGTCACAAGGACTTATCAGTAAAATAGAATATAGAATGAAAATATTTGGTGAAACTGAAGAAATAGCTAAACAAAAATTAGAAGAGATAAAAGAAAATAATCCTACAGCAGAAGAATTAGTAGGTGAATAATGCTAAACGAAGAAGTTATAGACAATTTAGTTGATGTTCTTGTTAGACGTATAGAGAAAGTAAATACATATACTTTAAAGAAGATAGGAGAAGTATTAAAACAATTAGGTGATATTCCTCCTTCTAGAGCTTTTGATTTAGCAATGATACTTAAATATGGTGGAGATTATGACTCTATTGTTAAAGAATTAGCTAAAGTAACTGAATTAAATGAAAAAGATATAGAAAAGATGTTTAAAGAAGTTGCTAAAAAGAATTTGGTATTTGCTAAACAATTCTATGAATATAGAGATATGAAATATATTCCATATGAAAAAAACATAGCTTTACAAGAGCAAGTAAGAGCTATTTCTAAAATAACTGAAGAAACTTATAAAAATCTATCAAATACATTAGGTTTTGTTAGAATTAAGAACGGAAGAAAGATATTTACACCTTTAGCTCAAGCATATCAAGATGTAATAGATGAAAGTGTTGTAGCATTAATACAAGGTAAAGATAGCTTTAATAGTGCTTTAAGAAAGTCGGTAAGAGAATTAAGTGCTAGTGGTATTAAGACTATTGAATGGGAAAGTGGTTATCATAGGAGATTAGACTCTAGTGTAAGAATGAATTTAAGAGGAGCATTAAGAGACTTTTCTATTAATCTTCAAGAACAATTTGGTGAAGAGTTTGGTGCAGACGGAATAGAAGTAAGTGTACATAATAATCCTGCTCCTGACCACGAAGAAGTACAAGGACATCAATTTAGCATTAATAAATATGATGATAATGGCAACTTAATAGAAAAAGGCGAATTTGAAAAGCTCCAAGAAACTGGAGTAGCTAAAGATTATAAAGGTAAATTAATAGATATACATAGGCAACTTAAAAATGGAGATACAACTGAAGATTATAGACCAATAGGACAGCTTAACTGTTATCACTATGTTTATAACGTAATATTAGGTGTTAGTAATCCTCAATACACTCAACAGCAATTAGACAAAATAAATAAAGATAATAAAGACGGATTTAAACTAGACGGAAAGCATTATACTAATTATGAAGGTATGCAAATGCAACGTAAACTAGAAACGTCAATAAGAAGACAACAAGATAGAAAAATAATGGCTAAAGCTACAGGTGTAAAAGAAGAGGAAATATTAGCTAATCAAAAAATAACACAACTAACTAATAAGTATTTTGAGTTGTCGCAGAAAAGTGGACTACCTACTAAATTGGATAGACTTTATATGAGATGATATGCTATAATTAAACTGCCTCTAGTAGGTGTTAACCCCTTTATTTTAGTATTGAGAACTAGCAATAGTTCTCTTTTTGTATTATAATAAAATTGAGTAAGAGAGAAAGTGGGGTTGTTTGATGATAGAAAAAATAATAACTACTATTTTAACTTTTTGTCTTACTACTGCTTTAGGGTATTGTGCCAGTTCTATAAAGAATTACAAAGAGAAGTTAAAAAAAGGTAAAGAAAATGAAAAAGTACAAAATGAAGCATTAAAAACTTTATTACAAAATTCTTTAACTAATACTTACTTTGTATATAACAATATAGGCGAGATACCTGATTATGTATATAAAAATTGGCTAAACTTATTGGGTGCATACGAAAGTTTAGACGGAGACGATTATATACATACTTTAGCAGACAAAATGAGCAAATGGAAGATAGTTAAAACTGACATACTATAAGAGAGGGGGGGATTAATATGATAGTAAATATAATGGTTCTAGTTTTAGAGGTGTTATATTATAGCTTGTTTATGAAATTTACTAAAAAAGAAGGTAAATTTATAAATTATTGTATATTGTTCATATTAGTATCAGTACTAGGGGTTATCTTAAATACCCAAGATGTAACAAGTTATTTTATTTTATTATTTTTTATAGTATTCGGAATTAAGTATATTGTAAGAGTTAAAACTACAATGTATGACTTCTTAATAGTACTGATTATGCTATTATTTAACGTAATAATAGAAACAGCTATATATTTGCTTTTTTATAGACTAATTGGGTTCAATTATATAATTACAACAATTACATTTGAGTCAATTAAAATAGGTATGTGTTTATTTTTGAATAATAAACTATATTTAATGAATACAAAATTAAAAAGCTTATGGAATAACAATAACTTCTATATTAGGTATTTAACAAGTGTTATGATTTATATTTATACAATAATAAATTGTGCAGTAATAATATTTAAGTTATGGAGGTGAGTACTATGGGCGGTTGGCCAGGAAAATGGTGGTTTGGAAAGAAGAGATAAAAAATGGATTTGGATAAACTATCTTACAATGCTTACGGAAATTTAGTTATGGTAATATTGTTAATAATAGCAACATTATTTAACTTGTTTCCTTTTTCTTTAATAGGTTTAATACTATGTGTTCTACAAATACCTTTATATTTGATTACAAGAGCTAATTTTAAAGAACCTATACACGCAATAGGATTAAATAATTGCTTTGTAGTAACTATTATATTCTTTATATTGCTATTTATATGTATAAAGAGTATGATGAGCCTTATTTGTTTACCTTTAGTAATAATATTTAGCTGTTTACTAACAATATTAGGTTGCTATGTAACAAGTACTTTACCTAATTTAAAAGCAGAGAAAGGAAAGTTATTCTTTGGATATAAGAAACATAGCGAAAGTAAATATGAAAAGCTAATAGAGTATATTAAGTTTAATGGTATAGATAAGAACTTAATAGAAGCTGAAGAAAGACTTAAAGAAGTAGATACACAAATGTATTTATTATATAAAAGAAAATTTAGAGAAGATAAAACATTTAAGGAAATAGTTGATGAATTTGATATAGATAATCCAAGAATAGTAGAGATACTAGATAAGGTATATTATTATATGATAGGAGCATTAAAAATTTAATGCTCTTTTTTATTTGTAGTAGGACTGACAATCAATTTTTATATTCGGTATTATGGAGCTACAAAGGAGGGAATAATATGAAGTTTAAAACGCTGATGTTATTCCTTCTTTTGTTTTCTTAAAAGGAGAGATTTAGATGTTTAACAATCCATACAATACTTATAATCAACAAGCTAATGTTGATAGAATTAATAGTCAAATTGCAGAGTTAGAAAAATTAAAACAAACTCTACCTCAAAATCCTTTACCTACCAATTTAACTCAAAATTTTCAACTAGCTCCGACTAATCAAACTATGAAATATGCTAATTCAATGGAAGATGTAAAAAAAGAAATAGTAGTAGGCGATACTCCATACTTTAGTAAAGATTTGAGCATTGTATGGATTAAGAACACTAAAGGAGAAGTAAAAGCTTACGAATTAAAAGAAATAGTGCAAAAAGATGAAAAGGATTTAATGATAGAAAACTTGCAATTACAAGTTAATGAATTAACTAAATCAATTAAGGAGATGATACAAAATGCAAAACCAACTTCTTCAAATGATGATGAACCAGTTGAAGGCGAAGAACCCTCAAGTGTTCAAGTTCATAGAACAAGCAAGACAAAATCAAAGTAATCCTGAAGAAATATTTAAAGAAATTACTGGTAAATATACTCCTGAACAAAAACAAGCTCTATTCGAAAGAGCTAAACAATTTGGTATAGGTGACGATATTATTAACAAATTAAAGTAGGTATCAAGCGAAAGCATTGATATAAAAAGAATAGAAAGGAGAATATTATGAACGGAAGTGGAATACAACCAACTGTTGAACTTGCTACTAATAATGGTGCAGGTTTCTATCCATATCCAGTTATGACTGGAGGTTTTGGTGGTAGTGGCTTTGGTGGTTTCGGTGGCGATAGTGCCATTTGGCTAATTGTTTTACTAGCACTAATTTGGGGCAACAATGGTAATGGTAACGGTTTCTTTGGTGGTAATAATGGGTTTGATAACGGATATGCTTGGTTATCAAACGGACAAAAAGACATTATGAACCAAACAAGTGACGGATTTAACTCATTACATATAAGCAACCAAATTGAAGGTGTAAGAGACGGAATTTATGGATTATCTAATCAACTATGTAATTGTTGCTCTGATATTAACAGCAATATAGCTAGTGGATTTGCTAGTGCAGAAGTAGCTGATAATGCACGTCAAATAGCTAATATGCAACAGGCATTCAATAGCCAAATATCTACATTACAAGGTTTTAATAACATAGGAAGTAGATTAGATGATTGTTGCTGTGAAAATCGTTTAGGTTTAGCTAACTTAAATTCAGTTATTTTAGCTGAAAACTGTGCAGATAGAGAAGCTTTGAGTAATGGTATAAGAGATTTAATTACAAATCAAACAGCTAATACTCAAAGAATATTAGACCAATTATGCCAAGACAAGATTGACGCTAAAAATGAAAAGATTACTGACCTTCAAAGAGAAATCTTAATGAAGGACTTACAAGCTAGTCAAATCCAACAAACAGCTACATTGAGATTAGGACAAGAAGCTGAAGTTGACGCATTATACAATAGGCTTTCTAATTGTCCTGTTCCAAGTACTCCAGTATACGGAAGAACACCAATCTTTACTTGCAACAATAATGGTTGTGGTTGCAATGGCAATTATCTTTACAATTAATAGCATATAGTCTTATGACAAACTCAATTTGAGAACTTGCTTAACTTAATGGAGATAGACAGGTTCTATCTCTTTTTATATAGAAAGGAATGATATGATGATACAAGCTTTACAAATACTTCCTGAAGTATTGACTTCTAATATTGATAATATTAATTTTTCGACTACTGATTTAAGAAGTAATAGTGCTAATTGTTGTGGTTGGTTACAATACAATAACGGAGGTAGCGAATTTACTATATTAGGTGGTGGAACATACATAGTACACTTTAATGCTAATGTTACAAGTGCTACAGCAGGACAAGTGGCTTTAGCTTTAAAGACTGGTACAGGAACTGATTTAGAAGGAACTGAAGTTGATGTAGACGTAACTACACCTGACGTTTATACAAATGTTTCTTTCACTAAAATAATAAGATTATGTCCTAGAATTAACACCACTATAGCTGTAGGAAGTTTACCTGCTATAGGGGGAGTAACTCCACCTGTTGAAACTGAAATACCAACAATTAAAGACGCAAACTTAATTATTCGTAAAATAGCTTAATGAAAAGTAGTAGTATTGATAACTTATCTTTAGTATTACAAGCTTTGAGTTTACAAATCTTATTTAGAGATTTTAATAATAGTGACTTAATGCAAGAATTACAAAGACAAGATAGTGAATACCTTGAAAAGATTATTAAGCAAAATGAAGAAATAATAAAACTCTTGAAGGAAGGAGTGGAATAATGGACGAAAAATTACTTAAAAAAATGGAAGAAAGTATTACCAATATATTAGATAGTGGTTTAAATACCAACAATTTAGATACATTGTATAAGTTATCTAAAATAAAACATATGACAAAGGAGGATATGGAAATGAACTATAACGGAAGAGGCCCAGGTTATGATACTTATGGAGATTATTATAGAAATTATAGAGGATATAATGAAAATTATAGAGCTAGAGGACGTGATATGAGATATAGAGGAGACGAGTCATTAGATAGAATGAGTGGCGAATATGGAAGATATATGGAAAGTCGCTCAAGATATGGAGCTAGTGAAGAAACCGATAAATCATTTCACTATATGGTTAAATCATTAGAAGATTTTATTAAAGTATTATATGAGGAAGCCGATAGCGAACAACAAAAGCAAATGTTAAGAGAAACATTACAAAGAAGTATGATGTAATATGTATAAGTACTATAATGCTAATGCACTAAATAGGTATGAAGACGATTGTGTTATAAGAGCTATAAGCTGTGCAACTGGCAAAAGTTGGGATTATGTATATGATTATTTAAGTGATATTGCTCAATATGAGGGTACTTTATTAGACAAAAGAGAATTTGTACGTAACTATTTAGATAGGACTTATAGGAGATTATATAATATAAAAGGCAAAGTTGGAGAAGTGAGTGCTATGTTTCCTAACTCTACTATATTAATAACAATGAGAGGACACATAACTTGTAGCAAACCTACCGAAAATGGTCCAACTATATATGATACTTTTGATTGTAGAGATAGAGAAGTAGAAGATGTATGGCTAGTGAAATAAGAGTGTTTCATACACTCTTTTTTTATGATATACTTTAAATGGTGATATATTATGCTAATAGCTATAGATAAAACCAATTATAAATCAGTTAAAAAGAAAAAAGGCAATGAATATCTTTATGTGTACGATAATGAAACATATGACGAATTAAGACAAACAGGCTATCATTGTGTGCATAAGGATTATATTGATTATGTAGATATTAATTTAACTGAATATGAGATTAATTGTATCAAAAAAAGCAATGTTAACGAAAAAGATTATGATGTTATTCCTAATA